GTTTATTGTCATCATCCCCCTCCATATGATCTTTTACTACCTTCGTTAGTTTTACCATATACACTACGTTTGCCGCAGCGGTGTTAGCATCATCATCATCATCAGCATCCTCTTCCATCGCACGAGTAATAATATCCATCATACTCGTTTTTTCTGATTTCGATTTATTATATTCGTCTATTCTCCTCAACATCAAAATAAATTCGCTTACGATATCATAATTCCTTTGTAATTCTATATTGAATTTTCCATCACGAATTACTATGTATGTTAAAAAATCTGTAATATGGTTCTCAACGTTATTAAAGTATTTGCATAAGAATACTAATGCCCAAAACTGAACAAATGGTATGTCAATCAATTGTACGAACCGATCACCTATCCTTAAGGTGGTGATGCCTGGTTCTGTCTTATCTAGATTAGTATCTAGAATAGTATAAGGACCAAATACATTCTCTATATCAACTGTTAACTCACCGCAACCTCCTATTTGTTTAATACGATTGGTTGATTTGCCACCGCCACCCATAATGATCGCACTTGGTCTACCATCGACGGTGGCTATTAATTCATTTTTTTTCTCTATGTCTGTCAGTGTTTTTTCAATGTCAGGGTCAGTTGGTATGATATTATTTTCGTTAATTAATGCAGCAGCTTTTAATGCTGCACGGGTAACTAATCGTACGGGTTCGGGTTTGAATTTGGGTCTCGGAGCAGACGCCGGCGGAGCAGGAGGCAGTGGAGCAGAAGCAGCAGGAGGCAGTGGAGCAGAAGCAGCAGAAGCAGCAGGAGGCAGTGGAGCAGAAGCAGCAGGAGGCAGCACAGCAGGAGCAGGAGGCAACTGAGCAGGCGGACTTGGTAGGACCGAGAAAGCAATCATGCACTGAGTATAATCAGGATGTTTCTCGGCACTTTCTCGGTTTTTACATTGTTTTGTGCAAACTAAAAAAGTTTTTTTTTGTAATGATAATAATATTAATAAAGACCGTAAATAATCTAAATGATAAATATATCTTATACTTCCACCTGAACCTGGTACATTGGCTGTACTTTTAGTCACAATTGCTATTTGATATAATGCAGCAATCTCAGTTAGTTGTAATATATCTTTTTGTTCCAGAGGACAAACAGCATCAAAATGAAATTTAATTGCATTTGAAATTTCACTTATAATACCATTGAAATTGAACCAGTTAATACCAGCGTCGTCGGTTCGATCACCGTATATTTCTGATGTGGTCCCGTCACCATATCTCAAATATGTATTCATACGACTGCTACATTTTGCAAGCAAAGATAATGTATCATTCATTTTTTGTTTTAGATGTTCTTTCATCGTATTGAACGCACATAATGCTTGAAGTACTGCGTCTGCTTTTGTAAAATCAATGTGCACAACTTTTCTACCTATCTGTAACGCGACTGGAAACCTGAATGCAACTGATAAACGCGCCAACATTCCGTCACAGGTAATTAATAAATATTTACTCAAAGTATCAATAAAAAATCCGTGTAATGTGTATTGTCCACGATGTTCAGCAGCAGGAGGGGCAGCAGCAGCAAGAGCAGCAAGAGCAGCTTCACCGTCCGCACTCTTCAGATACATCTGTAATCGCAGTAACGAATAGTATAATACGTCGGCAATATTAAACAGTAATTGATTCGGGTCACCGAATCCCTTTAATATAAGTTTTGCAAAACCTTTAGCCCGATCATCAAGAGTCATAAGCTTGTTTTGAAACTTAGCAAGAAACGTATTCTTTGAGTTATTTCCGGCGATACCGGCTATAAATTCACTAACAATAGTTTCTGGGGGTTGGTCGATTGTGTTATATTTTAGAGACGATTTCTCAACTTTACTGATTCCACCTTTATCGGCTCTCGAAAGCATATTACATTTAATATTTTCGAACATTGCGGATATATTAGGACCTCCAATACGAACGGCACAAGTAAAGTTGGTTGTGCTGTCGGGGCGTACTTGTCGTAGAGTCAATAATTCTAAATTTAATTTACCGTCTACACCATTAAATTTTGAGAGAAAATCGCGCATAAAATTTATATGTTTTGATGAATATAACTGTCCAACCGGGGGATTGGTTGCTGGGTCTAAATAATTTCCAGGTGTATTAATAAATACTTTTTGATTAGTATTCAAACATTCAAGTACGCGTTCTTTAGTCAGTATAGTTGTGTTATCCATCGGAATCGACCTATTTAAAACAACCGTCGCATCTGGTCCAGAATCACGGGTAACTGCACATGGTTTGCTAATGGTATCGTCTGGTAATTGGTATTCATGGTTTCCACCACTGACTTCGCCTTCGTGTAATACCTCTCCCGGTCCTGGTGTTGGAGGCGAACCTAAGGACCAATCACTTTTAAAATCGTGTAATAAAGAATCTAATGTGAATCCTTTAAATTCCTCGAATACATCTGGCATAATTTTTGATAATACGTCTTTTGCACCGCCTTGAGTTAATGTAACCTTTGCATTTGTTAAATCTTTTAACATATCGGTATAACCTCTTTTTTTTAATTTAATTTGGCCTAACCTTAATAAGTCAATTAAGTTCAGACGGTGTGTGTGTGGTTTTTGGTCACTACTTTTATAAAAAATAATATCTACTATAAAAGATGATAATGATAAATCGTCTGGTGGTGTGCCAGGAATAAGATCAACAAAATTAAATCCAAAATCATGAAAATCTCTAATATCAGTATAAAAGTCATGTATTCTGCTGGTACATTTATCTAAAGCCTTGTAACGTTCAGTTTCTTTACAATTGAAATTAACTACGACCATCTTCTCTACTACATTATCACGACAAAAAATAACACAACTTTTCTATCGTCGCCTTCCCTATATTCCGCTTTCCATCCCCGATATCCCTAAAACACTCAGATACGTGTTTCAGTTTGTTTTTATTCATCGGGGATGGCGGCTGCGGCTCCGTCGCATCCGTCGTGTCCATCGCGTCCGTCGGCGTCTCCTTCGTCGACACTAATTCCAAATCCAAATCCAACACCGTCGACGGCGATGACATCTGCGGCGATACGCTTTCTTCATAATCGTTTATTTTTCGCCTTAAATCTGCCAAAAACTCGTAGACCGATCCGCCGTATTTATTCATAATCCCCGTCGCTATCTTCGGACTTACCCCCGGCACCTGTGCGAGCATAATCTCGCCTATATTCTCTCGTGTAATGTAGTCTCGTTTTTCTTTCTTGGAGGCGACCTCGCTATATCTCTCGGCGGTCGCGTCGATCGCGTCGTCACACGGCAGTGTCGGCAGTGTCGGTACGGTCAGTGTATTCGAATACGCCGGAATCGCTGGTCCTAGGGCACGTTCCTTCATCACCTTATCCGCAAAATGTAGAATGAACTCCGCTGTTTCGCCTACACTCATCGTTCGGATCACCGAGAACCCCTTATAATACAAAAGCGACACCATCGCACTTTGAAGTGCGGACTTTGATATCCGGCTATGTTTTGCGTTATATCTCGCGATATCGCCTTCGATGATATAAATAATATTATGGTTATGAAAATCGGTGGTTTGTGTCAGGCGGAATGATTGTTCTTTATATCTCCCGTCTTGTATACTCGCTGCGAGGTCGTTCAGTGACTTTCTCTCGAAGAGGACAATATCTCGTCCTTCTGTTGGGTCGTGGATTATAATATCGCCTAAAGGTAATCTCTCGGATTTGATTTCGTGGGTCGTGGTCGCGGCGGCGGCAGCGACGGCAGTGGCGGTGCCGAGAGATTTGCCTTTACAAGACACCGACGTATTCGCTAGCGTCTTATTCGGAAGCGGAACTTTAATCGTCATACCATCACCTAGATCCATCAAATAATGGTCTGGTTCGGCGGCGGCGGCGGTGGCGACGGTGGTGGGGTTTGTGGCTGGTGACACGCTGGCGCCGCCGCCGACCGGTCGCATCAAATCCAGCAAGTCTTTCTCTCTACAATCGATTTTGATAAGCATATCAGCAATGTTGTTGTATCGGGTGATATGATTATGATTATGATTATGATTATGATTATCAATAGATATAAACACGAATTATGCCTTATGTTCTTTTCCAGAGTATACTTGATTCACCTGGTTCGTCACCCGAATAAATGTCGTACATTTCGGGATGTCTTTCACGCGTTTGGCGCCAATATATGTGCATGTCGACCGGATCCCGCCTAAAATATCGAGTATTGTGCTTTCGACCTGGCCGCGATACGGAATGCGGACAGTTTTCCCCTCTGCGGATCGATGCGACGCAACACCGCCGTGATAATGCTCCATCGCCGTTGAACTTGACATCCCATAAAAGAGTTTATGTTTTTGCCCATTCTCTGGGTCAACTACAGTTTCGCCACCCGATTCATCGTGTCCCGCAAGCATCCCTCCCAACATCACGAAATCGGCGCCACCTCCAAATGCCTTTGCGATATCGGCTGGGGTCGTACATCCACCATCAGATACGATGAACCCGTTTAATCCGTGTGCGGAATCTGATGATTCGATGACGGCCGATAGTTGTGGCATACCTACACCAGTTTGTAACCGGGTAATACATACACTCCCGCTTCCAATTCCAACTTTTACAATATCCGCCCCACAGTTCATAATAAGTTCTTCCACCATCTCTCGAGAGACGACATTACCACACACAATAACAATCTGCGGGTATTTCTCTCGGATCTTACGGACGAAATCCACGAACGTCTTCATATAACCATTTGCAACATCGATACACACGAAGAGCGGGTCGAGAAGTGCTATCGTCTGGTCAAGTTTTTCTTCATCGGCGTTAGTGATACCGGTGCTTATCATATAGTAATTTCTGTCTAAATCTTTCGCTATTGCGCTACTAGCATAATCAGCGAGATCGTAATGTTTATGAAAACACGTTATGATTTTGTGCCGATGAAGTACGTTGTACATCTCAAATGTTCCAACGGTGTCCATATTAGATGCGATGATGGGGATACCTTTCCACTTGGTTCCATTTTTAAAGATAATCTCTCGGGTGAGCAAGACTTCCCCTCTCGACGAAAGAGATGACCGCTTGGGGCGGAACAAAACATCGCTAAAGTCGAGCTTTATGTCGGTTTCGATTTTCATAATGTAACAGGTATACTTGAATTTAGTTCTAGATGATAGATTATAGATTACATTATGAAATTGGTTTTATTATAGTTTGGGGCCTGAGTGCCTCGCTGGGCTCAATCGTTCGATGAACCTAAATACAAAGTCCTTATGCTTTGCCGGTTCGCTGATCGTGTTCCTCATTGCGAAGCTACGCATCTGTCCAGTTCCTGCTGGGGTGGATCCACCCTTCTTGTCACCACCACCGTTCATCGTATCCGTGCGGATTGCGTTGGTGGGGCCGGTGCTGTTAAACATAACACGACGTGCGATCTTACTGTTTACCATTGTTGTTGTTGTATATAATTATAGTTATATATTTATAGCTGTATAATTATACAAATGACTATGGGCGTATGTATTGATTAAGCCTTGGCTGGTGCGCAGTTCTTGGTAAACAGCTGGCGACCAACACCACCAGTAAGCTTACAGTTGAAGATCAGGTTCTTCTCCTTCAAATAAGCATACTGCTGAGCACATGTTTGGAATCGGATTTTTCCGAGGCAGTCACACGTCATACCGTTCTGGCGGTAGATGTTGGATGACCAAGAACCACGACCAATCTTGGGCGCAGAACCGGGCATACTGCCAAAATGGCATCCGCTGTTTACCAACGAAGCCGCACGACTAACTCTCTTGGGACCACTTAAAACCATTTGATTAATACTAATTAATTATAAATATTACAAATATAAAAAATTCGCTTAAATACAATCGTTTATAGTATATACATATCCTGTTCGTATCCTGTAAATGTTTCGACTTCGTAAGAATGGCGGCGTGGGTGGCGGCGGCGGCGTGGGTGGCGACGGATCTTCATCCGATAATAATTCAGATGGCGAGAACATACTGCTAAATATAGACGAAAATCGAGGCGGCGTCGGCGACGGTGACGGCGACGGTGTTGGAGGAGGAGATGCCGCGGTTGGCGAAAGTTCTAGAGTTGGTAAAAATATATACAATGATGATGACATTATACGAGTTGAAGACGATAAATACGTGTTCAACCCATATAATAGTGAAAATGTGGAAGTATCTATCGATGATATAGAGAAAATACTCGCTAAATACGGGGTTCCTTCACAGGTCCACAATATTGAATTGTACAAACGCGCATTTGTCCATCGGTCGTATACCCGACGTCCTAAACTTCTTAATGAACTAGAAAATATCACGTTTGTCGACCGCCCCGATGACGCTATGCCCCTTCATACGAAGTCTAACGAACGCCTCGAATTCGTCGGTGATGGTGTGCTTGAATGTATCACGAAATATTACCTCTACCGCCGTTTTCCTAAAGAAAATGAAGGGTTTATGACCGAGAAGAAAATCGCCATCGTGAAAAATGAAACGATTGGCAAATTTGCGCTTGAAATGGGGCTTCATCGGTGGTTCATTATTTCAAAACATTCAGAGGAAAAGAAGACCAGAACCAATCTGAAGAAGTTGGGGTGTTTGTTTGAAGCGTTTGTGGGTGCTTTGTTCCTGGATTTCAACCGCGTCTCGATTCACGACGACGATAAATGGTTTGAGAAAGTGTTTGTTTGTGGACCTGGATTCCAAATCGCCCAGATATTTATCGAGTCGGTTTTTGAGATGCATGTTGACTGGACGAACCTTATCAAAAATGATGACAATTATAAGAATATTCTCCAAGTGAAAATCCAGAAAGAGTTCAAGACGACGCCGGATTATATTGAATTGTCGCGCGATGCGGATACAGGATATGAAATGGGGTTGTTTTTATGTTTAGGACAACAAATCCACGAAGTTGCCGAACATCCAGAAACCGCGATCCCATTTCAGTCATTTTCGGATGGGTTTGCGGGAGTTCATCGTATATGTGAGGCCAGCGGTGGGAAGGCGTTTATCTTCTTCGCAAAGTCGTCTCATAAAATCAAGAAAAAAGCTGAACAAACCACGTGCGAGATGGCGATTAAATTGATAACAGCTAAGTAAGTAATGAGAACCGCCGATCGGGTGGCGTCGTAATGTACTAAATAAATATATCATACATATATATCTATTTATAGAACATGAGTAAAACGGATGCTTTAAAACAACTTAATTTAACATCCCGTCCAAATGTTCACCAAAGTATAGGTGCTGGTTCCGCGGGCGAGGAGATTACATCCAATCTAAAAGATGGGCTTATTATAAATGTTGTTCGTAGATTACCCGCAGAGGTGTTTAAACGGTCTCGTAACTTGTCTGGGCATAAAACTGTTATTGCGGACCGAGTAAAAGAGTTTGAGGCGGAACCACCGGTGGAAGGAGAAGGTGGTGGTGGTGCGGCGGCTTCGGCTTCGGATGCGGCGGCGGCTTCGGCTTCGGATGCGGCTTCGGTTTTTATTGATCGGCGTCATACATACGATGTCGATCGTTCCGCAATTATGGCACGATTAAAACGTTCTCGAATCGTTCCAAACGAACGACTTCCTCCATCTTTTTCAAGTAAATTAGAGTCACAGCCTGGCGGCGTGCGTGTAGAAGCGGCGGATGAACTTGATGAAAGAAGAGCCAGCGCTTCTGGCGGGGAAGTAAATACAGTTGTTAAATTATCCCAGAGAGCAGTTTTACCATTTGAAGACATTGTAAAACAATCGAAAACTCAAGCAGCGGTTGCGATGGCGGAAGCGAATCAACCAGATGATTTTGAAATGCTGCGTCCATCTTCGAATGAGGCCGCAGTGGAATCGATTGCGGTGGACGCTGGGGAGCCCCCGAAAAAACGCGCGGCGCGGCCTAAATTCAAAGTAATGGGTACGGCAGCGGGAACGGGAATGGGAGTGGGAGCTGGCGCATCTGTTTCTGCCGCAGCAGCTGAAGTAAAAGCCCAAGTAAAGAAAATCAAGGAACATGAAGACAGTACCGTAAATATAGCCGCGTATAAAATCGGAGATACAGTCGTTGCGACCCGTCTTCCACCCACGCGCCCTATTCCGCAAATCCAGGCATCCGAGTTTTATATGAATAATCGCGCCAAATTCATCCAGTATATTAACGCATTATTTCGCCCTTATCGCGATGAACTCAATTCAGGTGAAAGCGATATTACGTGCGAATCATTATACGGCGGCGATGATTCCGCGTCGGTTGCGCTTCTCATTCATCAGAAAATCGTCCGTGATTACCTGAATATTTATTCACCTTACCGCGGGTTGCTTCTGTTTCACGGTCTCGGCAGTGGTAAAACTTGCTCTTCTATCGCAATAGCAGAAGGCCTGAAAACATTTAAGAGAATCGTGGTTATGACCCCCGCATCACTTCGTATGAACTATATCGAAGAAATGAAGTCGAAATGCGGTGACTTGATGTATAAGAAAAACCAGTATTGGGAATTTATCTCATCAAGTGGTAACCCTGAACTAACACGCGTATTATCTCAAATACTTATGTTCCCCGATGAGAAATTTGTCACCTCAAAGGGTGGGGCGTGGATGGTAAATATTACCAAACCTAGCAATTATGAGACTGAACTCACACCTAGCCAGCGTTTGCGTGTAGATCAACAAATCGACGAAATGATTAATATGAAATATGAGTTTATTAATTATAACGGTCTTCGTGCGGAGAAACTGAAAAGTATGACGGATGGTTATACACATAATCCGTTTGATAATGCGGTTGTTGTGATCGACGAGGCGCATAATTTCGTAAGTCGTATTGTAAATAAACTGAAAAACCCGGCATCGATGGCATATCGATTATACCACTTCCTTTTATCTGCTCAAAACGCAAAGGTGGTTTTATTAACTGGAACACCGATTATTAATTACCCTAACGAAATCGCCGTTTTGTTCAATATTCTGCGCGGTAATATCGACAATTGGGTGTTTACTATTGGCGACAGTGGTGGTGCGAAGCTTGGAATGGATGCGTTCAAGACGATATTCGGTCTTACTGCGCCTGGTGCGGGACGAAAGGGTGCCGGTGGCGGTGGCGGTGGAGGCGGTGCTGCTGGAGCATTCGCCAGAGGTATCGGTCTTTCTTTCGATCATATGGATTATAATGCTCGCACAAAAAAGCTAATGATTACTCGAAACCCGTTTGGGTTTGTTCGCGATTATGACGCAGTTTCGTCCAAATATCGCGGAGTTATTCGTCGGGGTGATCCGGCGGCGAAAATGAGCGAGGACGGCGGTGCGGCGGGTGGTGCGGCGGGTGGTGCGGCAGGAGGCGGTGTGTCTGTGATTGATACAACCTCCACCGATAACGGTCTTCTCTCTGATGCGGCATTTGAACGCGCCATCGTCCAGAAACTCCGCGAACACGGGATTTCGGTTGTATCTGCGTCATCCAGTAAACAAACTCCTTTCACCGCTCTCCCCGATAAATTAGATGAATTCAACGGTTATTTCATCGATCCTAGCACCCTCCAATTCAAAAACCGCGATCTGTTTATTCGCCGTATTCTGGGTCTTACATCTTATTTTCGCAGCGCCCAGGAGAAATTATTGCCGACATATGATTCAGCAACCAATTTTCATCTGGTTGAAGTTGAAATGAGCGATTATCAGTTCGCGATTTACGCGCGGGTGCGTGACCTTGAACGTAAACAGGAATCTGATATGAAGAAGAAAGCGAAGAAACGGGGCGCGGGCGCAGCGGCCGGCAAAAAAGGCGCCGGTGCTGGCGGTGCTGGCGGTGAAGGCGGTGGCGAAGGCATCTATGACGATGTTTCATCCACCTATCGTATTTTTTCCCGCGCTTTTTGTAATTTTGTATTCCCGCCTTCGATTCGTCGACCTTTGCCAAACGATGATGGCGCGGCTGCTTCCGAAATAAATAAATCGGCCGCATTAGGTGGTGTTCCTGATGCGGGGATAATGGGGGAAACACACGAAACAGCTGAAATGTTGGCAGCGCGTATTGCTCGATCGATGGAACGCGGCAGCGGTGGCGGCGCGGGGGCGAAACGTGGACGTAAACCCAAGGGCGCCGAAGCAGCAGTGGAGGAAGGTGACGAAGGCGACGGCAACATCTTGGATGAAAATATGCTGGATGGGGTTACATTCGACGAAGACCACGAAGACGAAGGTGAAATAATCATTACCGGTGAACATTCAGATGCTGTAGCTGCGTCGATGGCAGCTCAAGGAGGAAAGGGCGCCGCGGGCGCAGCGGCTGCTGGCAAAAAGTCAGGCGCAGGCGCAGGCGCAGGCGCAGGTGGAAAAGAAGAACGGAAAGCACAATATAATGCGGCGATCGTTAAAGCAATGCGCGACTTGAAAGTAAGTGCGGGCAGTTTCCTCATCCCAGATGAACTCGCCACATATAGCCCTAAATTCCTCCATCTTCTTCATAATATTCTTGATAAACAACACGTCGGTCTTCACCTCGTATACAGTCAGTTTCGCACATTAGAAGGGATTGGTATCCTTAAAATCATCCTTGAAACAAATGGATATTCGCAGTTCAAAATCGGTAAATCTTCCGGCGGTGATTGGAGCATCACTATGACGGCGGAAGAACAAGAACGCCCCTGTTTCGCGCTTTATACCGGTAATGAAACCGCGGAAGAAAAGGAAATCATCCGCAATATATTCAACAGCAAATGGAAGAATGTACCGAAGACAATCACCGACCAATTAAATGCTCGTACTACGAATAATATGTTTGGTGAAGTGATTAAAATCCTAATGATTACAGCATCGGGTGCGGAGGGTATCAACTTGCGTAATGTCCGATATGTTCACATCACCGAACCATACTGGCATCCCGTTCGCACTGAACAGATTATCGGTCGTGCGCGCCGTATTTGTAGCCATATTGATTTACCAGAAGAACTCCGGACTGTGGATGTATTTCTTTATATTATGCGGTTTTCCGCACGTCAGGTCGCGACAGACAATGACGAATCTCTTAATATCCGGATGAATGATAAGAGCAAGACAGATGGCGCGACGCCAATGAGTACAGACCAGTCGCTTTATGAGATATCGAATATCAAAGAGCGGATTACACGCCAGATTTTGACAGCTGTAAAAGAGTCATCATTTGATTGTATGATTCACGCAACGGCGGGGTCGAAGGAACGACTGAACTGTTATTCATTTGGTATGGGGGTCGGTGAGGAATCTGTCGCATATCAGCCAAATATCGCGACGGAGGAGGATGATAAGACGCAGAAACTGAATAAGAAGACTACGACGGTGAAGTTGCGTAAATTGGTCGTGAATGGGAAAGAATATGCGGAAGATCCCGACACGAATATTCTTTATGACCTGGAATTATATCAAATGGGGAATATGGTGGAACGGGGGCGGCGGACGATCATACCCGCGGACCCACGGACGGGGGCGGGGGAGCAGTCACGGGTTGACTTCCTTTAATTTGATTTTTATTGAAAAGAGTTGCGCTCGCTCCATTCTTTTCAATAAAACCTAGACGTTTCGAGTGTTTATAGTATGGACCATTATCTATCATCCGCAGCGCTTACCCCTAATAAAAGCTCAAATTACCTAAAAATCAACAACATTTCGGTTATAATTTAAACGCTGGATTTATCCATACATTTTGAAACCCTCCTATAATTTGATTAAATTTTTTCTCGGTTAATTTATCTCTAATTTTACGATAATTACATTTTTCATCATAATCTGCTTCAAATATAATCATTCTTAAGTTATCATAAAAATTTGGATTTTCATCAAAAAAAACTTCCAAAAATCCTTCACAATCTGCCACAAGAACAGTAAAATTTAAATTATATTTCTTTGTTATTTCATCTAAAGAATAGGATGGTATTTTCGTATCCTCGGATTCTATAAAAGTAGCGCCATATCCACAACCACCATCTAAATTAGTTAAATCTAATTTTTTATTGCTGATAAATCCGTTAACAATATTAAACTCGCAATTATTATTGACCCTATTTTTTTCTAAAGCGTCCCATACTCGATCATCGGGTTCTACAACAACCTGATTGTTTTTATTATTTAATTTAGAGTTAATTATACACGACACAGAACCATAACGAGCACCTAATTCTAAAACAACATCATTTTCTAAAATAAAATGTTTCGCTAAATCTTGTTCAGGTTTCTCAATACGTTCTATATCAACTTTATTACCGTGTAAATCTAAAATATTCATTATAGACTTATAAAATATTTTATATTTTATTTTTTATTTTTATTATATCTTCGTGAGTTATATTTTCGTCTGGTTACACGTCTCTTTCGATAACTTCTTTTTATGCTACGTTTTCGTTTTGTATGTTTACGCTTACCTCCTTTGCTTGATGTGGGATGTTGAGCAGCAGCACCAGCACCAGCAGCAGCAGCACCATCATTGGGAGGACTGCGAGATCTCGGTCTATCCTCTTTTGGAAATTGAATTAATGGGCATAACCCCGGTGGAACGCGAACGCATAATACAATCGGCGGCGGTCTATCAGGGGATGGTGATGGTGGTGGTGTTGGTGGTGGTGATTGTGGTTCCAATGATGACATTGATTCAAGCCTAAGCTGTGAACTTGGTGAATCATCAAAACTAACTCCAAATCGAGGCCTATGTGCGTCTCGACATTGTTGGTTATACTCATCCAGCAGTATGGTTCCATATGTCATTGTAGCACCGTCACGATCAGAAATATAAGATAATAGGTTCCAATGATATGTGAATCGTATATCATCAGGAGTCTTCTTAAAAACCGGCTCATTACAACCAAAATCCAAAAAACTTATTTGGTCAGACGGGTGCAGCTTTAAATCTAAACCCTTCGATTTCTTCAAGCTCTCTAATAATTCCATAAGAGTGTATTTACCACCTGTTATAACATCAGTATTTGAATCATATCTTCTAATTTCACCGTCGTCGGCTTGAACAAAAACTATAAATCCAAAATTCTGATGTTTTTCGTCGTTGTCAGGTATGATATATGTTTTTTGATCAATATACTCCTTGAGTTCACACCATTCAATTCCAACTTTACTTTCTATAGTGTGTTGTACTTTCAATGTCATAGCTCTTTGTTCAGGTAAAGGTTGACCTCCTTCATCGTAACGATCAGCCAATTCACGATCACATTGATCCAATAATTTAACCATATTTTGTACTTGGTGATTTTCAGATTTTTTAAGCCCGCTCGCTATTTTTTCAGAAAAAACGTCACCTTCCTTCAACTCTCTTGTTTTCTCAGTAATGAAACTATTCAGTGCCATCGGGTCTAAATAATAAGGTTTTCCTAACGTATTTGGCATATACAATTTTACGTTAGCTGGTAAAGGTGTACACGTAATCCTGGAATGATATTCGATACCTTGTGATGTTACTACTTCGCCTATATGTTCATTAAGAATAGCACTGTGTGCCATTATACACACAGTGACATCGCGACGTGATGGACTACTCATTATAACTACATATATTGTGATATAATATTTTATATGTAATAATTATTCATCACACTTCTCCACCGCCGGGTTTCCTTTTTAGTTTCATAAATATTGTGTTTATATCTGTAGGTTCATTGTCTTGTATAATATCCAGTGTTTCATCAAATCGGACCTTATGCTCCAGTGCGGGTGCCGGTGCCGGTGCCGGTGCCGGTGCCGGTGCTGGTTTTCGCATAATCATAATATCATTACTTTTTTGGTCGGTTGCCGTCGGCACTGTTCGTTTGATTTGCTGCGTGATTTCAGATAAGTCTCGTTCTCTCGATGCGATTCGCTCCGCGATCAGTTTATCCATATCATCGCCTATCGGCGAATCTGACCCAGTGTCTGGACCGTCATATTTCACGGACGCAGGCACCTCCGCCGCGCCATTATAATCTAAATGGACCAATTCTACTGCGGGTGCCAGTGCCTGTGCCTGTGCCTGTGCCTGTGCCTGTGCGGTCGACGACACTGACGATTTCAACCTAGGCGGTGGTTGATTATGTCGGTCAGAGAAATCGATTGCTGCCGGTTTTTTTACTTCAAAATACGACCTTAATTCGGTTTCCTTCTCTCGCATTTTCATTTCAAGTTCATTACGTTTCTGTGACTTAAAGTCTTCCGCATTATATATATCTTGCGGCAATTGAAATTGTTGAGATAGTGACGGTTCATCCGGACGGTCTAGGTCACGGTCACGGCCCCGGTCATTTGCTCGGTCTTTTATCGCAATAATATCTGCGGTTATTTTCGGAATACCAGTTACGAGATATTGAATCGCGATTTTATTCAATTCTATTAATGAAAATGACATTGTACGCATACGATCTATTTCAATTTTGATTTGTTTTGCGGAATCATAATCCTCTGCTTGGATAGCAGACTGTTTTCTTTGTTCTAATTTTATAATCCGGGCGGCGGGTGCTTCCATTTGTTCGATTGTACTGCGTATTGTTTTCGCAGAGTCATAGTCCTCTTCCATAATCGCGCGCTCTTTTTCGATATATAACTCTTTCAGACGACCCGCAAGTAATGTTGGGATCGATGCCGAGAGATTTTTTAGGATTCGTTCGAATACATGCTTGACTTCATCGGTGGTTACACTCTCAGGAATCGAATCAAATATACCTTCTTCGGACAATATTCCCCATAATAGTTGCTTGTTTTCTTGTGATTCGAGAGATGACATCCGATGAATTATATAAGCCTGGGTGTTTATATAATTTTGATGTGTTAAATATTCATTTTACTATGATAATCTACACGACCGGCCGTTAGGCTGGGGGCTGGTAGGCGGGCAACGCCCCTAAAAATCCACATTTGGTGTCGGGACCTTCTCATCCACATTGAAAAACTTGCGCCGGAATCTCTGTATATACTTATCTGTCATCTTCTTCTTCTTATCCAGAAAATCGTGAACCGTCATTTTGCCCAGAAGCATATGAATAATCATAAATATCGCAAATACTCCGCATTCTGAATCCGTTCGTTGATGTGATACATCATTCATATATTCCACAAAATGAATGCCGTTTGCTTCACCTTGCTCTTTCACCATCTTCATAAATTTGCGAATCCGGCGTTGCGGTTTATCGCCTGTGCTATCAAAGAAGAAGATGACTTTCGCGCGCACATCGATAAACATAGATACCCAGTGCTCGCCTGGCTTATCGTGCGGGTCCGTATTAAAAACAATACCGATTTTCTGTTTACCATTTTTTACGTGTTTCATAATATCGAATTTACATAATTCCTCCCAAACACATTCTCCGTCATCGAGGACTTCATCGAAATCCACCGGTGATGGACCGATGAAAAGAAACGATGGTACCGCGTGTTCATATTGTTTCAAGGAGTTCGCAATATCGATACTCGATAACCACTCGCGAATATCCTTCTTCCACTCCTTCGGTGCTTGCGGCGCAAATGTATAATGAAGCATTTCTTTATCAATACCAGCGGATGCGAAATTCTGGCGTAACCAGCACGCCTCTTGGTGGCATACACGATTCATATTGTTTTTAAGCGCAGACCATATCGCGCGCGGGTCCGTGTCTTCGATTTTCTGATCAGGGTGTCGTTTATTCCAGAGTATTTTCAGCTTGTCGAGAGATTTGGATGAATAACACGAGAAATCTTTAGTTTCATTTACATTGGGGTCAGTTTCATCTTTAGGCGCACAAGTAACAGATTTGAATTTACTACCAGATTCAGACTGTGGCGTCGCGGCGTGTTTGTCGATGCTGGTGCTTGCGCGGATTTGTTCCATTCGAATACTAAACTTATACTATTATGTCATAAAAAATTGAACCATTTATATTGTATTTAATCAAGTAATATACATCGGATTCATTTCTTGATCATTCCTTCTTACGCAATGGGTATTCGCACTCGTTCTTCTTTTGCTACTACGACGACCGCAGCCCAGCAGCCAGTCGCGCGTTCTGTGGTGGCTCCAGTGTCTACGTCCCCTAGACGTAGTCCACGTTTATCTACGTCATCTTATAAGGAGGCAAGTACTCGCAGTTATAAAATTTACACCCCCACTCGTCGCCCTCATAATAGGGCCTGTGTCGGATCTGCTCACGATTCTGAAGAAGTCTACGAAGCGGCCGAGGCTATAGTCTCGCTGGGAGACGACAACGGCAACGACAACGGCACCGACAACGGCACCGACCAGCAATACGAAGAAGAGCAACCCACGCTCAATCCGATCCAATCAATTCAACGCAGGTCTTGTATTAACCCGATGCGTCCAGTCACACGGTATATCTACAAGCTGGGTGTCTACAGTATGGACCAGACCACCCATTACAATACCAGTTATGTTGTGTATAACCGTGACAACCGGACGTATCATGTCTACAGTATCATCTCAACGATGTTTTCGTGCGGCGGCGGGGCGGATATGGGCGATGAAAATTCGGTCGTCACATCATTGCCCGAGCCAACCAATCCGATCCAAACCAAATACTCAACGTATGTTAACGTTAATACATATGTTATGAATCTCGTTATTCCATCTGAACAGCGAGAATACTGTGTGTTGGCAGATTTCGTTGGAGTTGTCGGAAGCGACGACGATTTCAAGCGTCGCGTTTTCAGTGACGATTCGGGTTATTACGACATTGATGACCTTTGGAATACAACCGACTCAAAGGAAACAATCACCGGACACAAAATGTTCATTCTCACACCGACTCGTGTGTATTACTGGGACGCTGGCGCAGGAGTTGTACCGACGAGTTCGATGTATACAGTTCAAAATATCAACAGTGCGTTGGATATCATTGCGATGATTCAGTAGTTCGTTTATCGAGTTCATCGTGATAATCGCGTATTTGAGGTAGGTTTGCCGATGACACTGCGGGAGGTGGTTTCATTTTAATGAAATCATCCATTGTTTTTTTACGGATACACATTTTATTCGCAAATGAGATTATCGCTTTGTCTTCTATGTATCTGGGTGGTGATGGTGATGGTGTGGGGAGGGCGTCGGGCGCTGATGACACGATTTCTGGTTCAAGCAATTGTACTTCTTGAATTCGTTTATCTAATTCTTGTCGCGCGTTACGCAAAGCTTCTGTATCATTGTCATCACCATCACCATCACCCTCTAATTTAGGTCCACCATATTTATCCTTTTGTATCATTTCCGTTACATCCTTCCATTTTAAATACCGAATACAACATTTAATATATGCGTTATATGAATCAGTAACATCGGTGTCATCACACGTTGATGTCGCGCCATCACACAATTCTTTAGTCGTTTCAATAATTCGTTCTTTATAATACGCTTGTTCTTTACGGAAAATGTCGGCGATTGTCTGTGCGTTTGTCTTCGCCTTTAAATACTTGTCATAATGGTTACGGTTTGACATAACCGATATTGTGAATTCATCGAATTCGTTCATATTACACTAATATGTCATAGAATAGTGTAATATTTATTTATGCCGGTGATGCCGGTGATGCCGGTGATGCCGGTGATGCCGGTGGATAATTATCGTCTCATCATAAGGTGCTCCTTGGCGTTTGATGACGCAGTTCCGCGCGGTATAAATGTCGCGAATTGTGTTGATGGTTTCGTCGGTTCCTTATTCCGCCCTCCTGAAAACCCTTCTTCAATATGTGAAATATGGCGCTGTTGTTCTTTTTCTTTTAGTTTCTTATCTAATTTTTCTTGTGGAATATAATTTGTAGCGGGTTCAAGAGCTGGTCCACCTTCTCCAGTACAGAATCCATCATATGTACAGTTAAGTGTACGTAATTGAAACCGGGTAGAATTCTCAAATGTTAATCTTCCTAAATCGTTAGGGTTTGGATTCATCGGTGCGAAGTTCGATGCGCCATTATCAAATAAATACGGGTTAGGTTGTTCTACCTCTCGAGCATCAATTGTTACTTGATATAAATCGCTCCCCGAATTCGGCACATATTCTGCGCGGTCATTTCTTTGATGTGCGAAGAATTGGTTTCGCAATGATGACTCTAAATTAACCTTCTCGGCCCAACCTCTCCAAGGCGCCTTCGCGTTTCCAGGATTGAAAACTGTTTCGGTTGAGAAATTCTGATAGGCGGAGGTGGCGACCGTGGGGGTGGGGCGTGACTCCAGAATTGGCATCGTCGCATATTTTGACGAAATCGGGCGAACATCATATGCTGGACGAAGCACCGTTGACGGAATAACCCGCTCATAAATTCGTTTATTTATTTCAGTTAAACGGTCGTGATGATTTGAATATGCGCCATTGACTACTCCATAAAAATCCATTTCTTGATTGTGGCGGTGGCGGTGGCAGGTGTGGATGATGAATAGTAACTACTTTATAATGTGAAAATATATTTATGAGTAGTAAGGATATAAACATAGATTTATGTTATTATATATCTATCGCCGCGATGTGTGGTATATTTTATTTCGAAACAGTCTCTCGTATCGTACTTTCCCAACTAAAAACACTCCAGGAAAGTTGTATTGTATCATCTCATCGAGGCCCAGACAAATCAGTGTTTATTAAAGATGATACTCGAGCGTGGGGTTTTCATCGTCTTTCTATCAATGGAATGGATCCCTCTGCTGATCAGCCATTTCATCTAAAGAACTGTCGTTTGATTTGTAATGGTGAAATCTACAACTTTCGCAGTTTGATTGCGGAGTTCGGATTGGAGGGCGAGTACCAGAGTGGTTCAGATTGCGAGATTATTATCCACTTGTATCGCAAAATCGGAATTCAGGACACATTGCGTCGCTTGGATGGTGTGTTCGGGTTTGTATTATATGATTATGATAATGAGATGACCTATGTCGCGAGAGATCCAGTTGGCGTTCGTTCACTCTATATCGGTGTCTGTCGACACGATGGGCCTTTTGGTGGCGAATATTCGGATTTGGGATGTGTTTCACTGAATCCCGACCATTATGGCATTTGTGTGGCGAGTGAGATGAAATCGATACACATTTTGTGCGATACAATCGTTCAGTTTCCTGCGGGGTGTTATATGGAGTATTCAGGCGTAGATAGCCAGGATGGTAGCGCGGTGTTCAAGACTTATTATGAAAATGCGTTTATATATTATGATTCTGACAAAATGGTGTTTAAACGCACTAATTCCGAAAGTATGTTGGAGTGTCAGGTGAAGAATATTCGGGTGCGTTATTCATACCCGGCGATTCGATATCGTGATGATGATGCCGCCGCCGACACCGAGACCGAGACTGAGATATGCCGCAATATCCGCGATTTATTCACCGCCGCTGTAACGAAACGTCTGATGAGTGAGCGACCGGTGGGATGTTTACTATCTGGTGGTTTGGATAGTTCGCTTGTTACAGCGATCGTCGCGAAAGAATTGAAGAAGTCCGCGCCGGATACCGTACTGAATACATATAGTATCGGGTTGACCGGGTCTGTAGATTTGATTTGGGCACGCCGTGTAGCCGAACATCTCGGAACGTGCCATCACGAGGTCGCACTTACAGAGCGCGATTTCCTGGACGGGATTCACGATACAATTTATCAAACCGAGAGTTATTGTACCACAACCATCCGCGCTTCGGTAGGGAATTACCTTATCAGTAAATATATCCAACAGCAGACAGATGATGTGGTCATTTACTGTGGGGATATGTCAGATGAGATCTTCGGGTCATATCGTGGGTTCTTGAAGGCCCCAAACGATACGGCATTTAAAGATGAGAATGAGCGTATGATACGAGATGTTCGGTTTTTTGACCTCCTTCGATCAGATAAGAGCATAAGTGGTGCGGGTTTGGAGGCGCGTGTGCCGTTTGCGGACAAGGCGTTTTTGACGTACGTGATGTCGATACCAGCGCGGTTCAAGCGATTTTATGACGGCGGGATCAGTGGCGATAGTGACAAATGTCCGCCGCGTATGGAGAAATACATCCTTCGTAAAGCATTTGAGGGTGAAGGATTGTTACCCGATGATGTATTGTGGCGTAGAAAGGAGGCATTTAGTGATGGAGTAAGTAGCCAGAATGGACGTACTTGGATCCAAATGATTAAAGAATACACTCACCATATTATTTCAGACACAGATATGAATAATCCGCGAAACTCGATGTTTTCTCTTTATAACCCTCCTTACGATAAAGAGAGTTTCTATTACCGCCGGATTTTTGAATCAATGTACGATGGCCGCGGTGAAACAATCCCATATTATTGGCGTCATCCATTTTGCGATGGCGTTCTTGATCCGAGTGCCAGATTGCTCGATTTTTATGTAACTGACACGGTGGCAGCGGGAGCCTGGCCTTGATAGATAAGCACTCGATAGCCCATTATAAGCATTTTAAATAATAACAATATATAATAATACTGGTATTATATTGATTCGAAATAATTAAATAATTAAATAATTAAATGAATGAAGTAACGGCAAACTCGGAAAATCTCGTGCGGTCGATTATAACTGGAATACGTGACACGTTCACTCCGATTTTCCAGAAATTCGCAAACTACTACAAATATATCGATTTTCTCATTTATGGAACATATGTGCTTTTATTACTCGGGTTTTATAATACAATCCCCGAGTATATACCGGTGCTTAGAAATACTATATTATACGTTTCGGTTGTCGTCTTATTGATTCGGTTCAATACGATATCGTGGACTAATCCAAAATTCGCAATACTTGGTGGAAATAAATTTAGCGAGTTCGACCGGAAGCTTATTCTATATATGTGCGTATTCATATTGTTTACACATATTTCGTCAAATGCCCTTGCTAGTTATACTCAAGATAAAATAAATAAAACAATAACACAACCCGCAACATCTGATGTTGTTCGTCCAATATACAATTATATCAATACATCTGGTGCGATGAATAAAATACCCGTATAGAAATTTACTCTAGAAAAAATTGAATGTTTTTTTGTTGGATATATAGAAACACGCGATTCATCAACGACACTGATATATAGACAATGGCACAAGAACAAGGATACGAAATACACACAGACGAAGCCGTCGCAGCCGTCGAAGCCGTCGCAGCCGGCGCAGCACTGCCAGCAGTGATGATTCCAAGAAGAGAAACCGCAGTGGACGTCGATATTCAAAATCAGTTGGACGTCGTTATGGCGATTATCGACGATAATCAAGACAAAATCACGGATGGTGAGTATTTACGTGTGATGAACGCACTGGGTTCATTACACAAACACAAAAGAACAGCATTTGGCGCACGCCACGCTGCTGGCACAGCACTACAAGGATGGATGTCATTTGATGACATTTGCGATGATGACGAACTGTACGAAGAAGTGATGGAACTTGCGGACAACATCGTCATTGAATTGTGCGGAGAGGGTTCAAGCATTTACTTGGACGATCACCACAATATGGTGTCTCGCGGCGACGAAGATGACGTATTTGACCTTGTTCTCAACTACAAGCCAGAAGAAGGCGATGCTGGGTATGAGGCATCTCCAGGCATCTTACATCACGCACTTCAGATGATTACGAGCCGTATATTCAAGGATACACTTCACGAACTTGATATCGTTCGTCCAGTGAGTTGTCCCTGCGGATGGCGTGGAGCACAGGGAAACTGGGACAGACACATCCGGAATGTGCGTCATCAGCGCTGGGTTGCGATCCGTGAAGAACACCGCATTGCGGCCGTAAGAGCTGCTGCGGCGTCGGTGGCTGCTGCGGCGTCGGTGGCTGCTGCGGCATTGGAAAATGACGAAGAGTATCAGTTGAGCCTGACTTATCAGAGGATGATGGCGTCGTCGTCGGCGTCGTCGTCGTTGGCGTATAGAGAAGGTAATGTGGTTGCCGTACTGAATTCGGATGTTGTCTATATCGACGAGGAACACTGGACGCCAGAGTCGGAAAGGAGAAGGGAAGAACTTATCGCGGACGCGGTGGCCGCTGGAAAAAGGATTGTCTACATACATCACACCACCACCACTGGGCCCTGGAGGAGTGTGAACGTGTAAACAGTAAATACTCTCGATTACTTGTTCTTGATTGTCTTGTTTCGCATATTCTTAATTGCTGATGCTTTATCTACATAAAATACGTTGTTATTGCTGTTGCGTTGCCGTGTACTGTTTTTTTTCATCGTTCTAGTTCCTCGATGATTCGCCGACGCCACCGACGCCGCCGACAGCCTGCGTCCATTCGTCGACAATGCGGGCGGTCCATCCTTAAAAAACTGTTGAAGATGAAATAAAATATACTTACTAATGATTTCATCGATTTCGCGTGGATTCAGTTTATTATGATGTTTTCGGGAATCATATTCTAGTTGGTTCGCACGTTTTATAAGTAAGTTCTGTAATTCGATTGTTGTCACTTGTTTCTTTACTTGCGGTGTCATCGTCGGTGCGATTGTTCCAGATATAGGCTTCATCGGTTCAAATACAGTTCTGTATAATGCGCTATTCAAAAAACGAAGGATGTAATGCTCAAATGGTATATATGAATGATAACCTTGTAATTTAATATAATACACCTTTTCATCCACCATCCGTTGGTGTAATAGATCGTCTAGAAAACATATTTCAATATCGGATGGAATGCGTGAACAACGCAAAAAATCACTCACCGTTTTCTCACCAGTGGTTCGTTCAGGGTACCGGGATAAAGTTGTATCTCCGCCGTTTCTTGATTTAAAACCGCCAATAATATGGTCAAATAATGGCGGGATAATCGCCAATTGTCGCGACGATGATGACACGACAGGCGAAGACGACGCTGCGGCTGTTGCCACCGCCTTATCGCGCAGTTTCATTTCAAGATAATCGCGTATATGCTTAACCCACTTATCTGGACCCTGATTATTCGTATATATCATTACCTTACTACATACTCCACTATCTTTCTTTTTACGAATATAATCCAAAATCCGAATAATATTCGGGCGGAATATCTCGGGGAAGATGTCAACTAAATCGTTGAAGTGTTTATACGAAATATCTGTTTTATAATATTCATCAAGAATGGAGCAGAATATACCGAATTGCGTGAAATTTCCTAGTGTTTCATCCACATCAAATACAACTACTTTAGGTTTCTTTTTTACAATAACATCCGACCCTATGGTTTGATAGAGTGAAGATGTCATTATGTATATATATGTATATATATGTATATATGTATATGTATACATATATTTTATTATTAGAGTAAAGTAGTAATCATATTCTATGAAATACAATAACGATAATGATTCTGATTCTGATATTGATGAAGATATGAAACTCACACGTAAGGACTACATTACAATTCTTCATCATTATCAACCTACCTCGCGTCGTCGAGGTCATAGTCGCGGTCATAGTCGCGGTCATAGTCGCGGTCATAGTCGCGGTCATAGTCGCGGTCGTTCTTTACATAATAAACTGTCAACGAAAACATTAAAAATGCGTGCGCATAAGATTCTTGGTGTTAATTGTTGTGAGTGTATCGTAAAGAATACACTACAACAACGTAAACAGATCAATGTTCATTCATCTTCCACGTACTCTACTGCGCGCAATATTAACAACTCTTCTCTACTTAATCGCTGAAATATTACATTTAGTTCGAATTTGATTTGATACACAAAGCGTTTAACATTACGTATTGTCACTTGATGTAGTCCATCGTCTGGCCGCACCTTTACGTTAAACATTGTTCCACCAAGTGTCAGATATGGTTTATTTTCTAGTGACCGTAAGGGTATCCACCGCAATAATTGGGTATGTTTTAAGTCTTGCGGATCTTCGATCACTCGATACATCTGTAATCTTCTATCAAAATCCTCCATTTTCTCTGTTGATAAATTCAATGACGAGAGAATCTCTCGACGACGCTGCGCTATCTTCTTTAATGTAAGATTGGCGATTGTGTGGTTTTCTATCTTATTCATTGCGTTTAATATCGCATTCACATCCAACGGAAATGTTGGTTCATCTAAAACTGATTGTAGTAAATCATCATCAGAGTTAACCGCATAATCACCATCTTGTACACTAGGATGTGCGTGTGCGTGTGCGTGTGCGTGTGCGTGTGCGTGTGTGTGCGCATGCGACCCAGCAACTGCGCTACCTCCGTCATCTTCTATTCCAGAATCCGAATCAGCGGTGGCGTCGGTATCAGCGTCTGTATCTGAACTGGTTCCGGTCTCACTACTGTCTTCATCATATTTGAAGTCATCTGATATTATTTCATTTGTATATTGTCTATTTAGTAATTCAACAATATTCAAACCCACACATTCTTCTAATGCGGCGTCTATGTTGGACTTCGACCGGGACCTGGACCTGGACCTGGACCTGGACCTGGACCTAGACCTGGACCTTGACCGGGAGACCGATGGGCGCATATATTCCAAATCCACCACCACTATTTTTTTTAGTGGCTGTGATGTTATTTTGTAATTCATTAAACGTATTGACGTGGATATACATAATACAAATACTTATTTATGTAATATTACGCGCGCGCGCACGCACCCCTGTTACGATGAAATCGGATTTTTGCTCCATTTCCGACCTCCTTACTGAAAATGAGAGCATATATAGCATTATCTTATAGCTTTTTGAAAAGTCAGTAAGGCGGGAAAATGGCGCGGTCTCGTCCAAAAATGGAGTTGGGTGTACTATCATAAAACACCTGACTGTGTTCCGGCGCATCTTAAACGCAAAAACTGGCGAAATCGTAAATTATGCTCTCGTCAGGCTAAACGTGCGAAAAAACGCGTTTTAAAAGCAGAATGGCCAAACCCGTATTTGGACATTTATTTAAAAAAACCAAATTACCCTTTTTCCCCGAGACCATATATAGGCGTTTTGTTTTTGGTGATATTACTGAATATGGTGCCAATGTTGCCAAAATCTCTAAAGTGCATTTATGCTAAATTACTACTTTTACTACAAAATTACTACATTACTACAGACTGAAAATGATGGCTATTTATAAGATAATGGCAACATTTAGACCAATCGATGGTGCGGATGTTGCCATTCTCACTAGGCTTTTTGAACATTTATTTCTCCCAAACAAATAAATATTAGAGATATATAATAGAAATAGAATAGACGAATATCTCTCGAATATACAAATTTAAACCGGTTAAAAATGCCGCGAAAGTATGTTGATTACTCAAAAACGTATGTATACCAACTTACTTGTAAAACCCCGAATAATTCCACAGTATTAGATTCTTATATTTCATATACAACGAATATAACCCAGCGAAAATACAAACATAAACGTGAGACATTGGATTCATCCTATCAGACGAAATTATACAGTTGTATTCGGAAGAATGGTGGATGGTCGAATTGGAAGTGTTTGATTTTGGAAGAATGTTCTTGTAATAATGAAATCCAGGCTAAGGAACGCGCCTATTTTTATATTATGAAAATGAAACCGAATTTGAACGATGAAAAAATGGATGGACAATGTTTGGTCAATGATTCAGGAATCCAAGGAATTTCAGAATTTAAACCAAATATTTTCGTCGATAAACTGGTTGTATCAACTATCTCGTCTGTTTTAGACGGATCTGTTTCGGCGGCGGCGGCGGCGGCGGCATCGGCAATTGCTAGTAATGATGGAAAATATGTTTGTCTTTGTAAAAAATCATATGCTCATAGGTCGAGTTATTATAAACATACGTCTACTTGTCTTCAGTTTCAACATAACCAAACCACCAATAAGACGGCTAATATAGATACATCCTTGAATACTGTATCTGTTTCGGTTGTTGCTACAACGACTACAACGACTAAAACAACCGCTACATTAAATTTTCCTGTTATTAAAGATAATCTAGTAGATGATCAGGATGACAATACCGAAATGGTTAGATATCGGTTCAAATCTAAAAAAAAAGAGAATACATCATCTACTTCTGAACCAGCACCTATTTCAGAAATATCTGTTCAAATTTCCGAAAAACAGTCATATACCTACGGTGACGGTGACGGTGACGGTGACGATGACGGTGACGGCTCAAATACAGAAGCATCCTCGGAATCGGAGTCAGACTCGTTATTAGGGATGGATGATACTGATGTTGATACCGCAATTTCAGTAATGACTGACGCAACTTCAGATTCAGCTGTATCAGAGTTATTATCTGCACAAAATGAGAAACTCAAGGAATATATTCGACAAATGATTTCTGTATTTTCTATGACTAATAAACGGAATAAGAAATCTCTCGTCAATTCTCTCGTATTTGAGTTATTAGACCAGAATAAAACGCTTCAAAAGCAAATTGTGGAATTAAGCAAGGAACGCAATATTATTGTCAATAATACGAATAACAACCAATTTAATTTGAACTTTTTCCTGAATGAACAGTGTAAAGATGCGGTTAATATCTCGGACTTTGTTAATTCTCTCGAGATAACAATGGATGACTTGGCGTATACCCGGAACCAGGGCCTTGTTGAAGGTATTAGCAAGGTTATGATTGATGGATTGAAACAGATCGATCTTTATAAACGCCCGATACATTGTACGGATCAGAAGCGGGATACGATTTATATTCGGGATAATCACCAGTGGGCGAGAGATGAAGGGAATGCCAGGATGCGCCAGGCATTTGTGGATATTGCCAATAAAGAATACTTTGCGGTGAAAAAGTGGATGGATTTACACCCGGGATGGGAGACGAATAGCCAATTACAGGATTTTCATCATAAGATGATTAGAAATGTCCTTCACGAAATCAAGGATGACCCGATTGGTGAACGTAAAATTATGAAGAGTATAGAACGAGAGACGTTTATAGAGAAGTGAATGCTCGTCGTCGAGAGAAATATACATACAAAATGAAGTGTATGTATATATCATCATTATTATCCCACACACGCGCGGGTCTAAAACTTCGACCCGATAACCTCATTGGCAGCCATCGGTTCAAACGACATCATCCCACCGGGCATTCCACCGCCGACATTTTGTGCGTAAGTGCTGTTAAAGTGCTGGGTTTGCTGGCTTGCCTGCGAGAGACCGTAGTCAGCAGTGCCGGTATTCCGGTTGGCGGTGAGGACTGGGTTAGGAGGCGCCATTCCGCCGCCAACCATTCCACCAGGCGCACCACCAGCGTAAGGCTGAGAGAGAGGTTGCGTGATACGAACCGCACCACTGCCACCCTGCGCGCCTCCTGCGTGACCGCCTGCGCCAACAGTGCCAGTATAACTAGACTCGCCTCCAAGGAGCTCGATTGTGCGCTCCACGATAATCTGGACCTTTTCGCCCAACTTCGTCTTAATACTCAATAGAATCATCAATATTCCTAAAATGGTCGTTGTGAAATTGAACTCACTGTATCTGTATCCAGAGTAAGTTGGGATATATGTGATTAACCTATGGATGAAGTATATGAATACGAACATAAATAGAATTTGACCCATTATTTCTACTAAAACCATCAATGTCGCCTTGTGATCGTCTGGTTCAGGGACGTATGTGCGAACCAAATATAACATAACCAGAATGGGTACAAATCCAATAATTGTATATTGGACAATGTTTAATAATACACCTTGTTGTTGTTCATCCAAACGAAACACGTGGTCAACAAATGAACTTCCGCGCTTCGTTCCTTCCTTTACAGTTTCTTCAAACGCCTCCATTTATGAGATTTATAAGTATATATATACCAGTGAAGATTTAATTACAACCAATGAAATGAATTAAATACAAATATTTCAATATTATTATCGAATCGAATCTAATTTAATGCTTCGTCGTTTTTCTCGTATAAATAGTACGCCTCAATATATTATCACACCCGATACAAATGTTGTAACGTCTGTTATCGTTGATGACCAATTACCTCCACCAATTACGCCACACGAAGAGTATCAATACCTAAATCTTATTCACGATATTATTGAACAAAACCACGAACACGATGGCCGGAATGGAACAACCCTTTCCGTATTCGGCGCTGGAATGGTATTTTCATTAGATCAAGGTCGTATACCGATATTAACAACAAAACAAATGGCGTGGAAGACGTGTCTTAAAGAACTACTCTGGTTTATTCGAGGGAAAACAGATAATCGCCTTTTACAAGATGTCGGTGTTCATATTTGGGACGATAATGCCTCACGTGATTTTCTGGAATCGCGCGGATTGTCGCACTATGCCGACGGGGACCTAGGACCTGTATATGGCCATCAGTGGCGCCATTTTAACGCTAAATATTCTACGTGTGATGCTGATTATACCGGAAAAGGTGTCGACCAACTCTCTGAGATTATCCGGTCTCTAAAGCACCCGGTCGAGAGATTTTCGCGAAGGTTAATTATGTCTGCGTGGAATCCGTGTCAACTTGATGAGATGGCGCTTCCACCTTGTCATATCCTTTGCCAGTTTAATGTAGATAATCAGAATCGGCTTTCGTGTGCTTTATATCAGCGGAGTGGTGATGTAGGTTTAGGTGTTCCATTCAATATCGCATCTTATAGCTTTTTGACACACCTCTTGGCGAAACATTGTGGGTTAATCGCTCACGAATTCGTATATCATTTAGGAAACGCACACATATATGATGATCACGTTGAGATATTGAGTACCCGCCAATTACAATTAAAACCGTTTGCTTTTCCGATATTGGAAATAGGGACGTTGAGAGATGATATCGACGCATATGTTTTGGATGATTTTCGCATTATTGATTATAACTGCCACCCTACGTTAAAAATGAAAATGCGAAAATAATATAGAAATAATCTATTTATACACTTTATAATCTTTAGTATACAACGACTTCGTAAATTTAGGATACAAACCGTCGAATCAAATGAGTGGAAACGCAGCTTTATCGGCTGCTCGTAAACGCAGAGCGTCGGCATCTCCTAGTGCTGGCGCACCTGGAAGTATAAATACATCATCATATGCGCCCACATCACCAACAAACAATTCTTATTATAACGGAAATAGCATCCAGAATATACAGGCAATGATGAGTCATCAAGTGAATCAAAATATGCATCGGCAGCAACAACCAATCCCGAGTAGTTCAATTAAACCAATTGCGCCCAATATTCCAATCAATATTTATGAAAATATAGAAATGATTAAAGAACAAATAGAGGAGCGAGCAAATATTATTAAGACAAAGAGGAGTACTTTGACTCCTGAGCAAATACGAGAACTTCATAAACGAAATGAGATCCAAACTCAAATTTTGAAACAACGAATAATGATGGTTCAAGAAATGGAAGCGTCATCAGCGGCCGCAGCGGCGTCGTCTGCGCAGAGGCATTCACAATCAGTAAATAAACATACGACATCGTCAGTAAATGAACCGGCATTTACGTATGAGAAGGGGATTCCTCGACCAAATCCGAGATATAATCCAAATCCAAATCCAAATCCAAATGGAAGTAATGTGTCTGTCGATGTTCAACAACCACAGTCGAAATCAGTCGAGCAACAGCAACAGCAGCAACAGCAGCAATCTCACACCGTTCCAAATCCAACAGCAGTTCTTACACCATTTATTAGTATGATTACAAATACAGGAGTTACACCACCACCAATTGTAATATTGAAAAGCCACGATGAGAAAATTGGCGAGCATGACGCAGTATTAACTGATTTGACAAACCGTATGAATTATATTCACTCGCGTATTGATGAATTATCCTACGAGAATGAAACGCAACACCGAGATGTCAATAAGTCCGGCAACATCCAGACGTGGAAACAAAGTGAACCCGTCGTCACATCACTTAACCCTATTGATGAAAACAGTCACGGCGATCACGACGTCGATCACGACGTCGAACCAGAAAGCGATGAAACTGTATTATTAATGGAGGCTGTAATGAATGATTTAACAAATAGTCGTGAATTCGTTCAAGGCATTGTTGATAAGATTGTGAATGAAACCAATCTCTCAGAGACTATTCTTAAAATAGAGCCGATTATAAAAGAGAATCAGGAATTGAGATCATTAATCCATTCACAGCAGAAAATGATGAACGAATTGAATACTATGGTACTTAGATTGTTGAATCAGACGCAATATAATAACGTCAGTGATAATAACAATAACGTTATTGATGACGAGTATGTGAAATCGGAAGAAACCAACGAAATTGATGATAATGGATTATATCAAAATACGACAGACGAATCCACCGCGCCACCTCATATATTTATTGTTCCGTCAATGGATAATATAATTATGAATATTGAAGAGCATCATCCGCAAGAATATGAATATGAACCAACAATCCATAATGATGATGATGACGGTCACGGTAGCCAAGAGGATGACCAGGAGGACGGTAATGGCAGCCAAGAAGACAACCAGGAGGTTCAGGAGGTTCAGGATGACCAGGAGGTTCAGGAGGTTCAGGATGACGGTCACGGCAGCCAAGAGGAAATCAACAACGTAGACGAGACAGAACTACAGGTCGAACCAGAATATGAAATAGCCCATTTCCCATCAGATTCACGAATCGCTCTGGTTGTTAACGAAATCTAACATAAAAGTAATTGGGTATAATCTTGTAAATATTAGTATTGAAAGATAATAATAATATTTAGAGTTTGATTATGTTAGTTATCTCTATTTTTATTTTTTGTATTGTTCTTTTCTTATATCTTCATATCCATTTTCATTTGAAACGTAGTAATGATTTAGAAGTATACGAAATCGAACAACCGTCTAAGCAACGTTTAGAAGAAGTGTGTGATATACGTCAACCTACCACATTTGAATACTATAATGAACATTTACTAACATCTTTATCTTATCACGGTATAACTACAAATTACCGCGCATTTGATATTCAAGTACGAGATGTTTCGGCATCATTTAAAAAGCTTGATCAGAATAATAAAGAAGAAAAAACGCAAAAAGGAACAGATCGCGATAATAATACCGCATTATATATTCCGGTTACTCTAAAAATCGCACACGAAGTATTCCAGAAAGATACTGAAGCCAAATATATAAGTGAGAATAATACGGATTTTATCGAAGAAACTGGTCTTGTAAAAGTATTTCAATTAAATGACGATTTTCTGAGACCGTATATGGTGTCAACGTGTATGTATGATATTATGATGGCGTCGGTGGCGACGACCACCCCATTGAGATATGAAGTAAACTATCGTAATTACTTTCTCGTAACACAGGGGCGCGTAAAGATATTGTTGATACCTCCAAAAGACAGTAGATATTTGTATCCTATTAGCGATTATGACATATTTGAATTCAGATCTCCTGTAAACCCGTGGAAGGTTCAGCCTGAATACCAGGATGATTTTGATAAGATAAAGACACTGGAAGTTGAACTATTTCAAGGGATGATAATGTATATACCTGCTTATTGGTGGTATAGTATCCAGTTTGTTGTACCTGAAACCAGTATTTGTTTATTCAAATATCGTACACATATGAACTCTATAGCAGTTATGCCACGTATTATGATGAATGTTCTTCAAAACCTGAATATAAAACGCGATACATTAGAGAAACGTACGTTTATCCCAGATCATTTTAAACCGCGCCCCCCACCAGCGCCTGGCCCTGTCCACCAGATCACCACGACACCCCAATCCGATTATGCGTTTAAAGAACAAGACGAAATACATCCTGATCAATATAATAACCAGTATTTACCGTCATCTTTACGAAATAACCATAATCCATTTAGTATAGTAGCATCCACTACTACATCTACCGAGAATATACCTATACCTATACCTGACGGAGATAAACAAGTAATATCATCGGTATTAGGAACCGGATTGGGCGATTCTACCCAGTCTCTAGCTATAGCACCGGCGCCTCTTAACACGGCATCAATTGATGGCGGTAATGGCGGTATCGGTGGTAGTGAATTACAATCGGCAGATTATAATTCAGCGCATAAGGAGATAACTGTATTATAACATTACACGAATTCTCTCGCATACGTCATTTATTGAAATCGAATCATAAGAAAGCATAGAATGAAATAAACTACTTAATTGTTGATTTGCGATGGAATCTAAAATAAGGGCGCTAACATACCCAGACGCATTGAAAAAATAAGACGGATATTTATAATAATAGCTGTAAAATGTATTATGAATATATAGCGTAATAAATGCCAATCCAAGTGACCATACATCGTGCTTCTTTTTAATAACATTCCAATTATATTTGTCAGTTCGTTTTGTATCTCGGATATTTCGAAATTCTGGATGACAATACGGCACTGTCCCACCGGTCCCAATTCCAATATTATTCTTACCTGATAGACCGAAATCAATCAAATATACCGAAAAGTTGCGACATTTAACAGGGTCATTTATATTAAAACTACCATCTTCTTTCATCAGTATATTATCTGGTTTTATATCCCCGTGAACTAGATCGATGGAATGAATTTTCTGTATCAACAATGCGCATTTATAAAATAAGTTAGTAAAAAAGGTGAATTTTAATTTATCGAAATTAATATTAACATTATCGGTTATATTGCTAAGTGACCACGTATGTAATGATTCGGTGTGTTTTATATACGGCTGAATACTGAACGATATCGTATTGTATCGTAGTCTGTTATAAAACGCGCGGGAATAATCACCGGCGCCTTTACCGTCACCGGCACCTTCACTGTCACCGTCACAATCATCTCCATCATTATCATCATCTGCGCAATATACACTACTATCGCCGACATAAGAACATCCGCAAGGGTCGCAATCACAATCACACATATCGCCCTTCGCATTCTGTTTCATATTGATATACGTAAAATATGGAATCACTATATTTTCATATTTGTCATTATCGTTGACGTTATTATCCTTTATTATAGTCATAATCTGTTGTTCGTCTAAAAAACAATATGGTGAATCATCTATACGAATTATATAATCATTATATCGAAAAACTCCGATGAGATATTTCGTTTTGTTTGATTTGTATAATTTCTTCTCTTCAAACACTGATCTGTACAAATTATTTGAAATAATAACATATAGTAACCGCATTTTGGTTTTAAATATAATATCTTCGCAATTCGTCGGACTCTCTATTAGTTTGGCCTCAAATCTCTTATGTAATATAACATTATCCACATTAATATTGCTGCCGGTTATTATTTGAATTAATTCTTGTAGTTCATTATCATTTTCTAGTATATTATTCGGTATTACAGTATTGAATAATTTACGTCCTTCAATAATAATAATGTTTTCTGGTTCTGGTTTTGGTTCTGGTTTTGACTCGGGATCGGTCTCAAACTCAGACTCAGACTCGAAATCTGATCCAGAACCAGAACAATTCACAAACATTTGTTGTGATTGTTGTAATATGTTATATGTTGGTCTTTTATTTATTATACCGTTATTTATTAAAATATGATGTATTCCTTTTTTTAACCTTGTAAAAAGAGATAACATATATCACTTTATACTATTATATGAATACATCTATATTTATTTATTTATTCTGACCATCACTGCGACCGAATGTGCTTTCCTGACAATATGTTACATACAAAAATCCATCCACATCCTTATGTGTATCATATATTGTCCCTATTATCGACGTAATAGGGTATATCTTGTTTTTAATAAACATAAACAGTGCTTTTTCCGCGGGAAATTTAACGCGTTTACGGATAATCTGCTGTAGCTGAAGAAGCGTCAAATCTCTCGGAGTTATGTATTTAGACTTATCAATTGGGTATGAATCCCTGTCATTTTTAGATGGTTGGATGATAAGCGGAACACGGTCTGGGTATTTTTCAAGAATAATTTGTGATTTTTTTAGGCGTTCTAAATAATCGTTTGAAACATCCGATGACGCATTATCAGAGTTATGTTTTTTTTCAGGAGTATACGCGCGCAGACTACCAACCGGTGTCAAAAATGTGGTGGTTGAATATATACTATCGGATGAGCGACCAGAAATTTCTCTCATATCGCTTGGTGTCCGTGCCGGACCTATTGAAGGTGATGAGAATGACGTAATCGTATCCATTAAAACAAACACAACTGTATAATATATATTATATGAATATTGATTTATATCTATATTACACTACGCTAAAAGAAAAATAAAGCAATTCAACACTATAAATTGAAATCTATTACTTGATTATATTGATAATAAGACAAAGATGGCCACCATATCATCATCAGCAAATCACGATATTCGAAAATATACAACAGTGAAGAAATTACCAGATGCGGCGTCAATGATTGCGCCGGTTCAAGTTGTCGCGCCAGAACCCGCGCCACCGATTCCAACATCGACATCGTCAATTGAAATGTCTCCTGAACAAAAAGATGCGTTTGCGAAATACATTGCTGGACAAAATGTGTTTATAACTGGACCTGGTGGAACTGGGAAATCCGCACTCATCCGAGAGATTTATAACTACGGGCAACAACACGGGCATAATATCCAGGTTTGTGCGCTTACAGGATGCGCGGCGGTGATGTTGAATTGTAAAGCAAAAACAATACATTCGTGGGCTGGTATAGGGCTTGCGAACGGTGATGTCGAGAGAATTATTGACAAAGTAGACAAGAACTTCTTCAAGAAGAAAGAATGGCGAAAGACGCGCACCCTTATCATCGATGAGGTTAGTATGATGTCGAAACGATTGTTTGATATTTTGAATATTGTTGGTAAAACAGTGAGGAACTGTCACTCACGCCCATTTGGCGGTATTCAGGTGATCTTTTGTGGGGACTTTTATCAGTTACCGCCTGTTGGCGTGAACACAGAAGATCCCGACAACTCACGCTTCTGTTTCGAAAGCGAGTCTTGGTTCACAGCATTCCCTAAAGAGAATCACATTCAATTGAAACAGATATTTCGTCAAAGTGATCCAGTCTATTGCCAGGTGTTAAACCAGGTGCGTGAAGGGCGGATCACGCGCCGAACCGACGAAATCCTGCGTTCTCGTGTTGGGGTAGTCCTTCCAGACGTATCTGAAGATGGAACACCGCAAACAAAACCGACATTGCTTTACTCTACTCGATCACGCGTCGATGAAATCAATCGATTGGAAATGGAGAAATTGAAAATATTGGATCCTAGCAGTCCCACATATTCCTACCAATTGAAATCTGTAACCGATCTACCACTGTCAGATAAGGAACGCCAGTTTCGCGCGTCGCAATCACACGAACGTATCTCGATGGAAATATTCTCACTAAAAAACAGTATATTGTGTGATGACGTGGTTCATTTGAGAGTGGGAGCGCAAGTGATGTGTGTGATTAATATGGAAGAGGCTGTGACCACTGCGGCAACCCCAATTTGTAATGGGAGTCAGGGGATTATCATTCGTATGACTGAAACTGTTCCAGCATTACCGGTTGTTCGGTTCAATAATGGGCTCGAAATGGCGATCAATTATCATACGTGGGTTAGTGATAATATTCCGGGTATCGGTGTATCACAAATTCCGCTGATTCTATCCTGGGCAATAACAATTCACAAAAGTCAGGGCGCGACATTGGATCGGTGTATTATAGATATTGGTGATGGCGTGTTTGAAGCAGGTCAGAGCTATGTTGCGCTTTCACGGATCAAATCGCTGGCTGGTGTAAGTATAAGTAGTTACGATGTGTCAAAGATCCTAGTGAAGAAGCGGGTGAAGGAGTTTTACGGATCATTGTGAGTAGGGTGGAGGGAAAGAAAGTGGAAGAGGGGGAGCATTGAAGTAGGAGAAATAGAACCGCCGGAACGGGGAAAGAAAGTGGAAGAGGGGGAGCATTGAAGTAGGAGAAATAGAACCGCCGGAACGGAGAAAGAAAAAGTATGAAGAGAAAGAAAAGAGAGAAAAAGGGAAAAAATTGAAATGCTTTTGTAGAAAAAAAAAGAAGAATAGCGATCAAGCAAAGACAATGGCAGCAACAACGATGACGATGAACGGAGTGAGCGGAGTGAATGAAGAAGTGATGAAGGGTCTGATGGAGATCCTGGTGCGAAGACTAGCGGCGGTGTTTGAGAAGGACGAGAAAGAGGTGAGTGAAGCGGTGAGTGAAGAGATGAAAGCGATGTTGGAAGCGTACAAGATGTGGACGCTTGCGATGACAAAAAGCGGCCCGAAGGCGGCGAAGGCGGCAAAAGAGCCGAAGGCGGCAAAAGAGCCGAAGGCGGCAAAAGAGCCGAAGGCGGCAAAAGAGCCGAAGGCGGCAAAACCGAAAGCGACGAAAGCGACGAAAGCCGCGAAAGTGGAAGAAGAAAAAGTGGAGAATTCAAGCACAGCATCAGCCGGAGTCGACGCATCAGCTGTCGTCGAGTTGACCGCAGTTGTCGAGTTGACCGCAGCAGTCGAGTCAACTGAAGCAGTTGTCGAGCCGACAAAAGTGACGACGAAACCAACAAAAGCGAAGGCCGAGAAGGTGGAGAAGCCAAAAGCGGAGAAGAAGCCAAAGGCGGAAAAGGTGGAGAAGCCGAAGGCGGAAAAGAAAGCGCCGAAGGCAAAGGCATCAAAGGCGGAAGCAGCCGCAGCCGCAGCCGCAGCGATCGAAGTCCATCTTCCGGTTGTTGAATCAACCGAAGAAACAGAGGTTGACGAAGAGGAAGTGGAAGTGGTGGAGATGGAGTACCAAGGAGTGAAATACCTTCGTTCCGCAAAGGGAATCGTGTACGACGCGGAGACGAGTGAAGAGGTGGGAACTTGGAATGAAGATACGAGTACAATCGATGTGGAGTGAATGTGATGACAATGTGATGTTGATGATGGATGATGATGTGATGAAAAAAAAACAAAAGGGGGTAAAACCCTAGTTTTTTTTAAGAGAAAAGAGAAGAGAATAAAAGAAGAATAAAGAAAAAAAAGGTGGTGTTATACCCACGGTTGGTTTCGATCCAACGACCTCCGGCTCATAAGGCAATAACCATCCTCAAGACGTACCCCCGGTGAAGAGAGTCAAGAAGTAGAAGACGGTGTTTTACGGCGCACTTCCTCTGTGCAACGCGGGTAATACAAGTGTGTTAGTGCCAAGAAGCACAAATGGCCGCTTCTGATAAAGCGACGAAGTGAAGAATGCCGGCGGCTGGTTTCGATCCAGCGACCTCTCTGTTATGAGCAGATAACCATCCTCAGATCGGACCCAGTAAAGAGTCGAAAAGGTAGAGGACGGCGTTAAGCGCTCTTCCGCTGAGCTACGTCGGCGAGTGGTGTTGGCTGTGTTTAACGTCACTTAGCTATGACGAACCCGCTTCTTTAAAGGGGCGAATGAATAAAACCGGTAATGAGCATTGATCTCATAATTTGGAACCCAAGGTGAACCACGTGTTGCCACTTACACTATACCGGTGAAATGTGTTTGCCAGCTTCTGATAAAGGGGCGAAGTGAAAGAATACCCGCGACTGGTGTTGACCCAGTTACCTCAGGGTTATGAGCCCTGCGCGCTGCCGATGCGCCACGCCGGTGAAGGGGTTGCTTGTTTAACGTCACTAGCATTGACGAGTTGCTTCTGTAAAGCAACCGAATTGAAAGAATACCGGGGACACGTCTCGATCGTGTGACCTCAGGATTATGAGTCCTGCGCGCTGCCTCTGCGCCACCCCGGTGAAAGGGTTGCTTGTTTAACGTCACTAGCATTGACGAGTTGCTTCTGTAAAGCAACCGAATTGAATAATACCGGCGACACGTCTCGATCGTGTGACCTCAGGATTATGAGTCCTGCGCGCTGCCGCTGCGCCACGCCGGTGAAGGGGTTGCTTGTTTAACGTCACTAGCATTGACGGGTTGCTTCTGTAAAGCAACCGAATTGTAGAATACCGGCGACACGTTTCGATCGTGTGACCTCAGGGTTATGAGCCCTGCGCGCTGCCTCTGCGCCACGCCGGTGAAGGGGTTGCTTGTTTAACGTCACTAGCATTGACGGGTTGCTTCTGTAAA